GATATTTCTGGACGCTACAGATACGTTTGCAGAACCACTATCAACAATAGGACGAACCATAGAGAGCATACTTACCGGGCCAGCAGTAACATCCGCCGTAGTGATTGAAGCAGTTGAGTTACCACCAGTGAAAGTGACAATCTTTGCCCCATCAACACCAGCAAGAAGAAGGTCACCACCAGACCAGATACGGTCATCCCAAGAAGTCTGAATCGAATCTACGGTTCCGTAAGCATCAAGACCCTCAAGGGTTGTGGCCGCAGTCATTGCTGATGCAATTCTGTCTGCAGTTGTTTCGCCATAACTCCAGCGTTTGATTTGCCACTGGTAAGCCAGAATAGACCGCCCACCAGACGTATTCTTATAACACCAGAGAATAAGGGCGCGAACTGGGTCTACAGCCGTAGACATTTCGTCTATAGCACCAATGTCTGCATCGTTAAAAAAGAACCTATCTACTTTTTCTGCTCCAATTGGAACTACAGACTGACCATCACATGAGTAGAACCCATCGTCAGAAAGGAAATAGGTAGTGCCACCATATTGAGCGATTGAGTTTTGCTCAAAGCAACCAAGACCACGAGAAATGGTATCGAACTGGAAAAAGAATGGTGAGCCGACATAACTCATGCGAACAATCGCACGTTCAGTCAGAACTAGACCAAATTCTCCACCAGTAATACCCAAGATATTTCCACCATCCGGGATATCTTGATAGTCGGACTGACTTGTTACACCGCTTGTCCAATCAGTCTCATCATTGATGTCAGACCATTGAACACGATTTGTGTTAGTTCCAGCACCAATGTTTGCTGCCACAACGAAGTCACGCACAACCGTCACATACTTGGCAATTGGCGCGGACATACTAACGTCATTAAATGTTGTTGACGTACCAACAGTCCAAGACTGGATTTTTTCTTCATTGTTAGCAGCAAGAAGAACTTTGCCAAACTGAGTAAAGTTCCAACGGTCACCAGTTGGAGTCACATACCCACCAGACTTTGAAACGTCATCCATACTCAAGTCGGCAGTGTCCAACTTGAATAGTTTGGACGCTCCGCCAGCAAATATTTGCGTAGTCGCTCCGCTTTTTGCTGCAACAACATTGTTAAGAGTTTCTGATGCAGCAGCCGAATAATCGACAGCAAGAGGAAATGGCGCGTATCCACTAGCAATGGGATAGACATTTTTCGCCTCCGTCAGATTGCCAGCAATTCCGGGCTGGTCAGGAATCCACTCACCAAAATTTATGCTTGTTGCCATGTGTTATTCCCAACAGATACGTTTGACCAGTTGTTTTGACCTTCTGTTACCGCAGTCCAAGTGTTGCTACTTGCGGAAACAACAGTCCATACGTCAGAACTATCTGTCGCTGGACTCCAAGTATTAACAGAATCAGGGACGGCTATCCACGCTTCACCAAGGATTGTTCCTTGTGCAATAACAGTCGCAATAGACGAAACTGCACCAGAAGCAGCAAAGATTGCACTCCCGATAGCACCCACAGAAGCAAAAGCACTAATGCTTGCGGTAGCAGACGCAACAATGCCGCCAATCGCTGAAACACTTGCTTCACCATTTATCGCTCCTTCCGAAGTCCTGACACGAATGCCATCAGAAGTTACAGTTGCGCTACTTGTGATAGTAGCATCACCAAATCTGACCCTTATGCAAGCAGCAGTCAGACTTCCAGATGCAGAAATATCACCACTTCCAGCGTATATGGCCCTAGCAGCCGCTATGACGCTTGCTACTGCGTTTACGCTTGCAGATGATGCAAGTACCCTAATCGCCGCTGCAGAAACGATTGCAGAGCCTTGTACGGCTCCGCTTGCGAATGTGATACGGAATGCTGCTGCTGTTATGGATGCAGAAGCGGTTAATGTACCTTGAGCAAACCTTTCCCTTACCCCATCGGCAATAATGAATGCATTGCCGTTAACAGAACCAGACCCTCCAGTTATTTTCGTTGGTTCTGCATAAACAGCGCCAATAGAAGATACTGAGCCGCTACTGTATAAAACACATACATTAGGGTCTTCCCAGACGCTGTTATCAAGCGAAAAAGCAAGGCTATCCAGACTTCCAAAGAGGTCTAGTTGTTCAAGAGTAAATGGCCCGCAAACGTCCACGATTAAGCAAGAGTTACACTTAGGCTGCCAATAGCAATCTTGAAGATATCTCCAGAGTCGATTTGCTTGGAGTTATCAAGTTGCGTATGGAACAACATATTCCCACTGCTTTGAGCATCCCAAATGCCAATGTGAGATACAGTGCCCCATGAGCCAGTTGCTTGCGGGAACTCTACGGCTACGCTATTGGTAGACGTTCCGTTCGATGGAGCGCCAAACGTAGCAGCGGTACGCACATACGAACCACCAGAGACCTCAGTGCCAGTGCCAGCATCAGTCGGGTCAGCAGTGTGAAGGCTGACGTAAGTGGTAGAAGGGCTGCTGTAGGCGGTGTTACGGAGAACAGCGTTAATCAGCGCGTCCTCTAGGTAATTACTCATTTCAGACATTTTTGACTCCTATCGGGTAGCCACAGACATAGCAAGCGGCGAAGCGGAATACTCGCCTTGGTCATCGCTAGTCTGAATGTTTGCCACGGAACGGTCATACAAACTAGCCCACAGTTGAACCCTAGCGTCATTCATAAGATAGGGTTCCGCCTCTGCAAGAGAAGCGTAAAGCAGTGCGTCAGGGCAATTAGCCAAGAACACATTTGAAGTATTCGTATCGCTCAAAAAGTCAGGCTTTGCGTAGTAAAGCATCCGCAACGTATAAGCCGTATCTGGCATAGGAGCGAACTGAAACTCAGTAGCCAGAATCGTGTATTGGCGAGGAACACCAGTTTCAGCAGAACGAGTATTCCTGAAGAAAGCACCCGGAGCCTGATACTCAAGCGTGTAGACAGGGTTCCCATCAATGTGAATGTCGCGCAGTTGAAGAAAGTCAGAAGGAAGCGCAACGGTCGAGTCATTTGCTGTTGTAGAGGTTGTTACAACCTTAAGCATCTGACGGATACGAAGTTCACGACGAAGACGTTGTTCAGCCAATTGGATGAAATCAGGAATAACACTGGTCAGGTCAGACCTAGCAAGATAGTTTGCGACTGTTGTTTTTAGGTCACTGTAATTAGTCAGAGCCATGTGTCAATTCCTTCAGTTTTGCATCGTCAATATCGTCCCAACCGTACTCATAAACACCAATATGCTTAATATGCTTTGAAAGGCTGTGGTCAACGTGAGTTTCTATGCCGTTGTCAAAAGCCTTGGCACAAAAATGTACGTCTTCACCGATTACGCCCCATTTACCCCAACCAACATCAAACCAAGGACGAGGAATCTTCTCAAAAACATTTTTGCGAATCATTACAACACCAAATCCAACAGCGGTGACTTTCTCAATACCTTCCTTACCACGAGAGTCAACTTTTACCCATCTGTGATTAGGTTCATCGTCTTTCGGATTATCAATCATTTGCAAATTAAGCGCACATGGCAAAACTGGTTGTCTGCGACTTGTTGCATTAACTCCAACAATATCTGCTTTTCGACTCAGAAGAATCTGAATCATGTCTCGCGGGAATCGCATATCGCTATCAATAAACAGAATGGCATCTGCGCCTTCTTTTAGAGCGATTTCTACGAGTTTCTCTCTCTGGTCAAAGATAAGAGTCCCCGGCATCGTATACATCTGTAAACCGCCCTTACCGTTTTTACAACGGGTAATGCAGTCATAAGCAATCATCTTTGCAAAGTCGAATGCAAAGGCAGTGTGGACTTCATCGCGGCACGGTACGCATACGGCTACTTTCACAGTTGTCCCCTATAGGTTTTGCAAGCAATACCAATTTCAGTTCCATTGAGCCATTTTGCAAATGCAGTTTCATCGACAATCGCAAAGCCCTTCATGACACCCATCTTGTTGAGGTCATCTATAACTGTAAGGGGAATCCGTGCTACATGGTGCATCTCATTAACAAAACCAGTTCTCTGTTTGTCAAAGTCAAGTTGTTGTCGATTGATAGCCAGAATGTCATCGACGTTCTGCTTCGTCTCAATCACATATCCGTTGTCAGTGTCGTGAAATATCTGTTCTCGGATACCGTCACTTCTGATGATTTTGGACATCGTTCTCTCTAAAGAAATAGGGGAGGGTTTCCCCTCCCCCATCTTACTGCTTACAGGCTCATATCGAGGTCAGCAACGATACCGTGAGCGGCTTCGTTCTTGACTTCCAGAGTGCACTCGACAAGGATTTGAGTCTTGTCGCTGTCACCAGCCTTAGCCAGTTCGTTAGTCTGGAACGGACGCAGATACGCAACAGCAGCGTATTCCGGGTCAAGCACCAGAGCATCACGAGCACGCATAAAGCGGTTCGGGACAACACTCATCGTACCGAAGTCGCTCATGTACACATCCGCAGCACCAATAATGGTGGTCGGAGTGTTGGCCGGGGCCATGAAACGCTGTTCGGCGATACCAGCAAAGGTCGAAACCTTTTGCTTGCCAGCGGGGCCAACCATCAGCACCTTCGGGCTACCACCAGACTCGTAGACTTCCTTAACGACAGTCTTGAGCAGGGCTTCGGTGAAGGTACGCTGAGTACCATCGGTACGGGTCGAAACGCCGACGGTGGTCGGGTCAGCACCACCCGAACCAAAATCAGTGTTGGTCTTCAGCCACGAGAGCAGCGAACCCATCTTGCGCGGGCTGCTGTTCGACGAACCTTGCGAACGGCCTTGGTTGCTCAGAAGGATGGTTTCAAGGTCACGCTTGAGTTCAGCCGAAGCCTTGGCGAGTTGGTAAGCCTTTTCCGACTTACGGCCAGCCTTATTCACTGCATCCAGAGTGCCCGAGACCTTGATGGTCTTTTGCAGGATTTGGGTGTAGTTACCAAGACGAACGGTGGGCGACAGGGTAGCGTCCGAAGCGTCAGCACCTTCAACAGCAGCGTTGTTGGTGGTGGCAGCAGCGAGGCTATCCGTTTGCCATTCGTGATAAACGGCAGTGGCCTTGGTCTTGCCAACCGAGGACATAAACGGGGTTTCGGTCGGGCTGATGTTATAGATAACATCGGTCAGGTCTTCGCGCTGACCAATCGCGTCATGGGCGTTATAAATAGCCATGTTAATGCTCCTTAAATGAATCGTTCAAAAATAGCGGCAGCGTCAGCAACCCTTCCAGATTGCTTCAAACGAGCCTTTTCTTTCTTCATCTGTTCCCTCTCAGATGCCTGAGCCTTTGTAGTACCCGGTTTAACCATCTTCGGAGCCTCAGCAACCTTCTTCGTTACTGCTGGCTTGTTCTGCATGAGTTTCCGGTACTGCATACCTTCATAGAGCGAGAGAACAGCGCGTGCGTCATAAACCGACCCAAGT